AACCAATAAAGGAAACCAATCATGGCACTCACCGAAACCACCAGCGTCGACCTCATCGAAGTCGTCGGCAGCAACATCCAAGTCCGCACCGCAACCATCATCCTGCGTGATGACGTAGAAATCTCCCGCAGCTTCCACCGTCACGTTCTTGCACAGGGCGATGATCTGTCCGGCCAAGACCCGAAGGTAGTGGCTATCGCCAATGCGGTGTGGGGGCTGTAATGGATCAACTCCCCATCACTCTCAACCTCTCCGTCATCGAAGTGAACACCCTGCTGCAACTGCTCGGTGAAACGCCGACCAAGATGGGCCTCTACCCGCTGGCGATGAAGATCAAGGAACAAGCTGATGCGCAAGTACCTGCTCCTGCTGCTGCTGAGTAGTGTGCTGATCGCTGGCTGCGCTCACAACGGCCCAACGCCGTTCGAGTCGAGCGGCGTGATCGCGCCTAAACCCGGTGGATGCACGGCCAATGTCGACTGTTGATAAATCCGTGTTCGCCGTTGTGCACAACTTCATCCATGAGCGGTTCGTCTACAAGCACGACATCGAGCGGTGGAAAACGCCGGAGCATTGGCTCTCCGCGCAGGATATGTTGGCGATGGACGAGCTGGGCGAGTACGAGGACGACTGCGACGGCCATGCGCTGCTGGTGCGCCGTGAGTGCCGCAAGGTCGCGCTGCCGACCCGTCTGGTGTTCTGTTGGGTGCCGCCGAGCAGCGGGCAGCCGGGCGGGTATCACCTTGGTCTTGAACACGGCGGATGGTGGAGCTGCTGCCACCGCTCGCACATCATCGAGCGTGACATGACCGGCTTCGAGTTCATCAGCATGAGCGGCTTCGAGAAGGGCGAGGACTGGCACTACGTCAAGGGCTTCGATCACACGCAGCCGTGGCCGCACTTGAGGAGCATCGCATGAGACAGGTCATCGCCCAGCTGGCGCCGGGTGCTACGACTCTGACGACGCTCTACGACTGCCCGGTGCAGACAATGGCGGAGGTGGATAGCGTGCTCGTCTGTAACCGTGGCGCTGCCGCGACGTTCCGTATCGCTGTGTCATTATCCGGTGCCGCTGTGGCCAACGAGCAGTACCACTATTACGACTTCCCGATCGACGCGAACGACACGTTCCTCGCCGCGGTCGGCATCGTGCTCCGGCCGGGCGATATCCTGCGTGTCTATGCCAGCTCGGCGAACCTGTCGTTCAATGCCCACGGTGACGTGAATTACCCGGTGCCGCTGCGATGAGCGCAAAGACTGGACTGTGGCATGGCGGTGGCATCACGTATGGGGCGCCGTCACGGCCGGCGAGTGTACAGTTCTCGGACTCGGCCGCGCTCGACGCCTTCCAGCGCCTGCGCACTTCCCAAGCCAACCGTATCTTTGATTCCCAACAGGAGTACGGCCTCGACACTCTGAGAACGTGGGACGCGACTGCCAACGGAACGCTGCCGACGATCCTCGCGCCGAATGGTTCTGTGGTAGACGGCAGCAATGCTGTCGGACCTACGGTGATCACAACCAGCAAGATGACACCCATCACGGTCAGCACGACGAATGGTCACTACAGCATCTTGCAGTCACGGCAGTACACCCGCTACATCCCCGGCTTCTCGCATCTGGTGCTGATGACCGGTGTGTTTGCCAGCGGCAGCAACTGGACGGCGAAGCTCGTGCGACGCACCAGCACCAGCGGATCGCCGGTCGAGGAAGAGGTGACGCGTCTCGGCGTCAATGGTTGGAACATCGACAAGTTCGACGGCACGGGGCCGAGCGGCATCACCCTAGACCTGACCAAGACGCAGATCCTGTTCATCGGCGCGCAGTGGCTCGGCGTCGGGCGCGTGATCATGGGCTTCGACATCAATGGTCGCCTTTGGCCGGCGCATCAATTCCTGCACGCCAATGTACTAGACCTTCCCTACACCCAGACGTTCAACTTGCCGGTGCGCTACGAATTGCGCAACACGGGGGCAGCAGAAAGCAAAGCGCGAGCAGGATATTTTGATCACGCCAATGGCTTCTTCCTCGAAACCACACGTGCAGTGGCTGGTGGGACGATCAACTTCGTTTGCTGCTCCGTGCAGTCCGAAGGTGCAGACGAAGCTCGCGGCTTCCCGCAGTCACAGAACCCCGGCATCGCCTCGATCACGGTGACCACAAGGCGTCCGGTGTTCAGTATTCGCCCCTCTGCGACCTTCAGCGGCTTGACGAATCGCGGGCACATCGACATCGACGACTACTGGCTCACCGCGCAAACCAACAGCAGCATCTACGAGATTGTGATTGGTGGCACATTGACTGGAGCGGCTTGGCTCGCTGTTGGTGGTTCGGTGACGGCCGGCTCGTTCATCGTGGGGGTGCGGTACAAGATTCTGACCGTCGGCACGACGGATTTCACCCTGATAGGCGCGGCCTCCAACACCATCGGCGTGTCCTTCGTGGCCACTGGAGTGGGTACTGGGACAGGCACCGCGACCCCGGAAAACTCCATCACTGAGTACGACATCAGCGCAACGGCGATCGTCGGTGGTGGCACCATCGCAACGGGTGAGGTGCTGAGCGGGTCTGGTTCTGTTCGTGGGTCCGCTTTTGCGGCGGCTGACTTCCGCAACCCGATTGTGCTTAGCAAGATCGACGCGCTGGCCGCATCGCAACTGCCTGTGTCGATCGTTTGCACTTCAACGAGCGGCAACTCCTTAATCCGCGCCGGCATGAACTGGCATGAGCAGGTGATCTGAGTAACCTATTGACACACAACCCGCGATAGCGTGATACTATCGCGCAAACCTAACGCCGGGAGGCGCTGGTAAATGCACACAGCCGTACAGACTGACGACGCAGCAGACACCCGAAGGCTCCAGTTGCTGGAGTCGCTGGGCAATGCACTCGGCTCCAAGCGGCAGGCAGCGATCACGCATCGCGCCAACTCGGGGATCGAGCAGATCTGGACCGAGGACGAAGAACACTACATGGGCATCGACGACGCCAACCGGGATGAGCTCGGGGCGACGGTCGAGAAGCCCACCACCAGCGGCAGCCGGACCTACAACAAGGGCAACAGCGAGAACAGCGACACGGTCAAGAGCACCGTGTTCCCGAACATCACCCAGCCCTACGTCGACGCCGCCGCCGCGCGCATCAGCGACATGCTGCTGCCAACCGACGATCGTAACTTCGTCATCGAGCCGACGCCCATCCCCGAGCTGTCCGAGTTCGAAGAGATGGTGGATGAGAATGCCCCGCCCGCACTTCCCCCTGACGCAGCAGGCGCCTCCTCCGCCCTCGCCGCGCAACCCCCTGTGCCGGGCGGGGCTCCTGCTGTACCGCCGGCGCCACCGGTCATGGTGCGCCTGCCGAACGGTGAGCAGGTGACGCTGGAGCAGCTGCGAGAGAAGATTGCCAAGACCAAGGCCACCGCCAAGCGCCGCACCGACGCCGCACAGACCCAGATCGACGACTGGCTCACCGAGTGCGATTACCTCGGCGAGACGCGCGCCGTGATCGACGACTCGGCCAAGGTTGGCACCGGCGTGATCAAAGGTCCGGCGCCGGTCATGTATAAGCGCAAGGTGTTCAACAAGCTACCCGGCGGTGACCTCGAGCTGACGCTCATCGAGAAGATCGCCCCGGGCTCGAAGCACATCAGCTACTGGAACCTGTATCCGGACCCCGCCTGCGGTGAGAACATCCACAAGGGCTCGTGGATCTGGGAGGTCGATACTCTATCCGAGAAGGGCGTCAAGGCTCTTCGTGGCCTGCCGGGCTACATCGACTCGCAGCTGGACCGCGTCCTCGAAGAAGGCCCGGCGAAATACACGTCGGCCGGAAAGATCCAGTACGACGGCAAGACCGAGCAGGGCAAGGGCCAATTCCAGATCTGGTATTTCCACGGCACCGTGAGCCGCGACGACATCGAGGCCGCCGGGTGCGAGTGCCCCGAGGGCACCGACGCTTCGTTCGAGGCGCTGATCACCATGATCAATGACCACGTGGTGCGCGCCGCGCTGAATCCTCTGGACAGCGGTGAGTTCCCCTACGACGTGATGCGCTGGAAGCGCCGCCCGGGTCACTGGGCCGGCGTCGGCGTCGGGCGCCAGATGCGCACCGCGCAGCGCATGGTGACGGCCGCCACGCGCAACCTGATGGACAACGCCGGGCTGGGCGCTGGGCCGATGTTCGTGTTCGGCCGCGGCATCCGCCCGCAGAACAACATCTGGGAGATCAAGCCGCGCAAGATCTTCGTGCGCGATGAGGACGACGACGACGGCCGGCCGACCAAGTCGGAGATCGAGACGATCGTCATCCCGATGCTGCAGGTCGAGCTGACCAACATCATTCAGCTGGGCATGAAGATGGCTGAGGACAGCACCGGGTTGCCGATGCTGCTGCAGGGCCAGCAAGGCTCGGCGCCGGATACCGTCGGCGGCCTGCAGATGCTGAACAACAACGCCAACGCCGTGCTGCGCCGCATCGCGCGCCTGTTCGATACCGGCATGACCGTACCGCACATCCAGCGCTACTACGACTGGCTGATGATGTTCGGCGAGGATCCCGAGGCCAAGGGTGATATGTTCGTCAAGGCCCGCGGCAGCAGCGCGCTGGTCGAGCGTGACGCTCAGACCATGGAGCTCGCCCAGATCGTGGCGCTGACCGCGAACCCGATCTTCGGCAAGGATCCGAAGAAGGCCATGGACGAGTATCTGAAGTCGCGCCGGTTCAATCCGGACACGTTCAGCTACACCAAGGAAGAGCAGGCCAAGATCGACAGCCAGCCGCCCGCGCCGCCGCCGCAGATCGCCGCCGCGCAGATCCGCGCCGAGACGGAGCTCAAGAAGACCGAGATGGTCGTCGGCGCCAGCGTCGAGCGGACCAAGGTCGACACCGATCGCGACCGTGCCTACGTGGAAGCCGAGACGCAGCGCACCCAGCGCGAGCACGAGGCGCGTATGGCTGAGCTTGCCGTGAAGGAGCGTTTGGCCATGCTCGAGTACGCGACGCAGCAGAAGGTGTCGCTGGATCGCGTCAAGGCTGACCTTGCGAAGACCGCCATGACGCTGCGTACTCAGCGCGAACTGGCCGGTGCTGACAATCAACTGCGCCGCGCAGAGCAAGTGGCCAAGCCTGCATTCGAACCCAAGGGTCGTGCGCAGAACGGTAAGGCGTTTCAGCAATGACCGCCGACATCGGACTCAACGAGCGCCAGCGCGGCAGCGACACATGGATGCTGGTGGTCGCGTACTGCAACGATCGCCTCGAGCAGTTGCGTCGAGAGAATGACGGGGATCTGGATGAACGTCGCACCGCCAAGGTACGCGGACGCATTGCCGAGATCCAAAAGTTTTTGCGCGCCGGTGCTGAGCCGACCCGCGATGTAGGGGCAAACGCCGATCAATAGTCGCCATTTGCCGAGTGCCCGCAAGGGCTGTGTTAAACGGAGTACCAACCATGGAAGATGAACTGAACGCAGTACCCGCACCCGAGGCCACCGAAGCACCTGCTGCTCCGGAGCCCAGCGAAGCGCTTGATTCGATCACCGCCGGCTACAACCGGCAGCGTGGTATCGAAGCCGAGCCTGTTGCTGCCGCACCTGAAGCCGAGCCCGCCCCTGCGCCGGAGCCGGTTGCCGAGACTCCCCCGGAGCCCCCGCAGCCGACCGTCGAAGAGAAGCTCGCTACGTTGCAGCAGTCGATCGCGGATCTGAATGGCACACCTGCCAGCGTTCGGAAAATCTATGGCGAACTGGGAAGCATCAAGCAAGCTCTGAAAGAACTACGTGAGAGCAAACCCGCTGCTACGGCAGCGGAGCCGTCGCCCGATCTGGCGGCGATCCTCGCGGAGGTCGATCGGGTCGCTGAAGAGTTCCCGGACCTCGCTGGTCCGCTGGCCAACGCCATCAAGGCGATGGGCGCGCGGGCACCCGCGGCTGCAGCACCTGCCGTGCAACTCACCGAGGAAGAGTTCAACGCTCGGTACGAGGCGCGCAAGCAGGCTGAAGCTCGCGAGACGTTGGCGGAAGAGCACGCGGACTATGAAACCGTTCGTGAAACTCCGGAATACAAGGACTGGCTGAAAACGCTCGACGACGGGTATCGCACCCGGTTCCTCAATACGTGGAACCCGAACGTTGTGTCGAAAGGCCTGACCGAGTTCAAGACATGGCGCGCTGCGGCGCAAGCGGCGAAGGCGAGCAAGGACGCTCGACTGAAGGCTGCAATCACACCGGCAGGTGAGGGCTCTCCGGGGCCATCGCAGTTGCCGGATTCCGCGGGTATCTCTGTCGGCTACAACAAGGTTCGCCGATTGAGGACCGCTGCATAACCAATCCATCCATTCAAGGAGTACATCATGGCAATCCAGAAATACACGACCCAAGCTGGTCGCATCAACGAAATCAAGGGCGAGATGCTCGCACACGCGGAACCCTTCGAGGTTCTGGCCATGGGCTGTTCGATGAAGAAGATGCCGCGCAATCAAGGCGACAACATCTCCTATCGTCGTGTCATCCCGACCGGCGGCGCCACCACCAACGCCAACACCATCAACCGCTGGTCCGTCACGGCCGCGTCGCATGTCCTCTCCGAGGGCGTGACTCCGACCGCCGAGACGCTGACCTATCAGGACGTCAACGTCGTGATCCAGCAGTATGGCGTGCTCTACAGCTACACCGACAAGGCCGCCGAGCTGTACGAGGATGACATCCCGGGCGACCAGAAGGTGCAGACCGCTGAGCGCATGGGCCTCGTTCGCGAGATGATCCGCTACGGTTCGATGAAGGCTGCCACCAACGTCCTGTACTCCGGCGGCACCACCCGTGCCACGGTCGATCAGGCGATCAGCCTCAACAACCTGCGCAACATGGCCAAGACCCTGCTGGCCAACCACGGCAAGATGAAGAACAAGATTCTGGCCGCTGGCCCGAACTACGACACGTCTGCCATCGAAGCCGGCTTCATCGTCTTCTGCCACACCGACTGCGAACCCGACATCCGCGACCTGCCCGGCTTCGTGCCTGTCGCCAAGTACGGCTCGCGTTCGATGCTGAACGAGAACGAGATCGGATCGTGCGAGCGCTTCCGCTTCATCGTGTCGCCTGAGCTGTCGCCCTACCTCGCCGGTGGCGCTGCTGTTGGCACCACGGGTCTGGTGTCTGCCGGTGCCGCCAACGTCGACGTGTATCCGCACATCGTCGTCTGCGAGGACGCCGTGTTCGACGTGGCGCTGAAGGGCGACAATCCGTTCGACCTGACCCACATCCCCCACAAGCAGAAGACCAAGGACGATCCGTTCGGTCAGCGCGGCTACGTGGGTGCTTCCTTCTGGTCGGCGGTCCTCGTGACCAATAACGGCTGGATGGGCGTCGTCGAAGCGGGCGTGACCGATCTGGCGTAAATGCATAACCCGGCGGCATAACGTCGCCGGTGTCTAACCAATCAATTCTTCAAGGAGCAATATCATGAATGACACTCTCGAAATTCCGCGTGGCGCTACTGCATGCCTGACCAAAGCTGGTCTGGCCCTCGGTGATGGCGCAAAAACTGGCGTCGCTCTCGTGTCCCCCGTGGGCGCTGGCATCGACTTCGTCATCAACGGTCAGGCGTATCACAAGGCCGACGCGGCTACCAATCTGCCGCTGTCTGCAGCGACTGTGCAGCCGGTCCTCACGACCTGCATGTACCTGATCTGCGTCGATTCGTCGCTCGCCGTCACCAGCGTCCAAGGCACACCGGTGCTGACCGCTGACCTGACTGCAGGCAAGGCTGTGCTAGATATTCCTGAGCCCACCGCCAACACCTGCCCGATCGGTGCCGTCAAGGTTGCTTGCGCCAACGCTGCCACCTTCACGCCCGGCACCACGGCGCTGGATGCCACTGACATCACCGAGACGTACTACGACTACGCGCTGGGCCTCCCGTCGCGTCCGCGCACGTCGTAATCGAAGCTGCTCCATAACCACGGCACCCGGGATCCCGGGTCGCCGTCACCAATTCAAGGAGAACTACCATGCCTTCGCTTCTGAACCGATTCAATCAAGTCATCGTCAACAAGAAGCTCAAGATGGGAAAGGGTGCGCAGATTATCGCCACCGATGCCGCTGGCGCCGAGACTGTTGTCGATATGACCGAACTGGCTGCACTGGGCGGCGTCACTGCCTCTGCTGCTGAGCTCAACATCCTCGACGGCGTTACTGCCACCGCTGCGCAGGTCAACGCTGCCACGCTGGCTGCTAGCGCTGTCCGCACCGTGACTACCACGGCGACCATCACCGCAGCGGATCACAATGGCGTGCTGTTTCTCAACAGCGCCACGGGCTTTGCCACTACGCTGCCGGCACCCATCGCTGGCTTCCAGTGTGAGGTGATCAGCAAGCTGGCCAATACCAGCGGCAACCACACCATCGTTACTGCCAGCAGCGCCAACGTCATCATTGGCAACCAGAACTCGGTCGCCGGAGACGCAGGTGACTCCGGCACTGCGGATGACACCATCAGCTTCGTTGCTAACCAGTCGGTCGCTGGCGATCGCGTGGTTCTGCGCAGCGACGGTACGTCGTGGTTCGCCTATGCCATCAGCAAGGTTGCTGCCGGCATCACCTTCACGCAAGCCTCGTAATACCCGTAGCACTCACGCCGGGGACTCCCTCGGCGTGCCCTTAACCATCAGGAGAATGCATCATGGCACGTACCCGCAAATTCACCCCTCGCGTCCCGGGAGTCATCATCAAAGGATCCAACGCGTCCGAACCGATGGAACAGACGATCGGTCAGGACAACCCTCGAATCATGAAGAGCACCGGCCCCGCGGCAGAGTCGCTGGAGCCTTCGCTCATCGAGCCCGTTGATCGCCCGCTTGACGCCATGGACCCTGAGAAGATGGCCATGCTGCAGTTCATGGAAGATAGCATCACTGTCCATATCCACAGCACGACCAACAAGGAAGACGAGCAGATCTTCGAGTTCTTCAACAACGGCCGGCGCGAAGTGTTCCGCCGCAACGAGCAGAAGACGGTCAAGCGCTACTTCGTCGATATGCTGGCACGTGCGAAGACGACGACCTACACGCAGGACACGATCACCGATTCGACCGGCGTGAAGCAGATCAAGAACATCCCGAGCACCGGCCTGCGCTACCCGTTCAGCGTGGTCAATGACCCGCATCCTCTGGGTCGTGACTGGCTGCGCTCGGTTCTGGCGGAGGCGTAAATATTATGACGTTCCTCGAGCTTGTCCAAATGGTACGACAAGAGTGCGGCGTCGCCGGCACCGGGCCAAGCACGGTTGTCAGCCAGACCGGCCAGCTGAAGAAGCTCGTGGATTGGACCAATCAGGCGTGGCGCGAGCTTCAACTCCGCCACGATGACTGGCAGTGGAAGCGAAAGGACTTCACGCTCTCGCTAGCCGCCAGCGACAACGACTACTCGGCAGCCGACGCCAGCATCACTGACTTCGGCGAATGGGATCTGGAGACGTTCCGCATCTACCTGACGTCTGCCAGCGTTAGCGACGAGACGTTCCTGAGCAAGATGGACTACGATATCTGGCGCAACGTGTGGGCGATCGGATCACAGACCCCGTCACGTCCGAACGTGGTGGCACTGAAGCCTGACCAGCACCTCGGCTTCGGCCCGGTGCCTGACGACATCTACACGGTCAGCGGTCAATATCTACAGGCGACGCAGAGCATGTCGCTTGACGCGGATACACCGACAGGTCTGCCGGAAGAGTTCCACATGATCATCGTCTACATCGCCATGCGCAAGTACGCTGCGAACGAAGCGGCGCCGGAGGTCTGGACGAACGCCAAGGAAGAATACAAGCGCATGATGGGCGCCCTCGAGCGCAAGCAGCTGCCCAAGTGGCGGACAGGACCGGCGGCAGCATGAAACAGCTACCGTCCGTGCCGGTCAAGATGGACTACTTCGCGCTGAAGGGTGGCCTCAATCTGACCGCCCCTCCGCTGACGATGCCGCCGGGATTCGCCATCGAGGCGTTGAACTTTGAGTGCGACATCAACGGTGGTTACAGCCGGACTTACGGGTA